AAGACCACGACCATCAAGACCTGGCTGGATCTGTTCCCAGAGTCGACGTTTGGCAACATGCTCTGGACGCCACCCATCACCCACCACATTCGGCTGCCCGCCCGCGGTGATGCTGCCGGTATCGACTGCGAGGTCATCTTTCTGGCGCTCGATCAGCCCAAGGACGTCAGAAAGCTGCTCTCTCTCGAGCTCACAGGCGCATGGGTCAACGAGGCCCGTGAGCTCCCCAAAGCGGTCATAGACGGCCTCACGCACCGGGTGGGCCGGTATCCCACCAAGCGTGATGGCGGTGCGTCCTGGCACGGCATCTGGATGGATACCAACCCGATGGATGACGACCACTGGTGGCACAACATGGCCGAGAAGGAAAAGCCCCGAGGATGGAAGTTCTGGAAGCAACCAGGCGGTGTGATTGAAGTGCCAGCAGACGACCTGCCGGACAACCCCGAGGCCAACGACCATATCCTGGCAGCCGGCAAGTGGTGGAAGACCAACCCTGCAGCAGAGAACATCAACAACCTGCCTGCCGGCTACTACCACCAGATGCTGCCGGGCAAGAACCTGGACTGGATCCGGTGCTATGCCGCGGGACAGTACACCTACGTCCAGGAAGGTAGACCCGTCTGGCCAGAGTACGACGACGCCACCATGAGCGGTGAGACTGAGGTCGAGCCTGGCGTACCCATCCAGGTGGGCCTCGACTTTGGTCTCACTCCTGCAGCCACCATCGGCCAGAGACTGCCCAACGGACGCTGGCTGATCCACCACGAGATCGTGACCTTCGACATGGGCCTCGAGCGGTTCGGTCTGCAGCTGCTAGCAGAGCTCAACCAGCGATACCCCAACCACCAAGTCATGCTCTGGGGTGACCCAGCCGGTATGGCGAGAGACGCGATCTATGAGGTGACCTCCTTTGACTTCCTGCGCACCCTGGGACTGAAGGCGCAACCCACTGCCAGCAACGACTTCAAGGTCAGACGAGAGGCCGCTGCAAGCCCCATGCAGAGGCTGGTAATGGGTAAGCCTGGGCTGATCGTCAATCGCTCCTGCAAGCTCCTAAGAAAGGCTCTGGGAGGCGGGTATCACTTCAAGCGCATCAGCATCGGTGCCGGCCAGGAAAGGTTCAGAGACGCACCCAACAAGAACGAGCACTCGCACATTGGCGACAGCTTTGGCTACCTGATGCTGGGTGGCGGCGAGTACAACCGGATGGTGCGGAAAAGCAACATGGCCGGCGCTCCGATGGTTCATCAGACCACTGCCAGTGCGGACTTTGACGTGTTTGCTTGACAGCCTGCGGAGCGTTTGGCTAGTGTACGAACTGTGTCGGCCTGGTAAACCGATACAGCACACGCCTGCGATTATCCGAACCCTCATGGGGGCGGGCTTCGTCAAAGCACTTGGAAGGTGGCGTGACCAACCAAGTAGCGGCAAACCAAGCCTAAAGCCTTTCCCCATGAGGGTTTTTGTTTTGCCGTAACCCGTACTCCGCACGGAGCAAGAGCCCAACCCGGCTGCGCGGAAGAAAAGGGTACACGGTATGCCGAAAGGCTAGGGGGCAGTTCCCGAATAGTCCGTGCGACTGGCCGAATCCACAAGTCGAGGGTGCAGCGAAAGCTGGCATGTGGATGCCCTACGGGGCCCTGGAGCCTGCCTCTTACTTCACGTCCGTGGGGTAGGGGGCCTTTGCCTGGAACCTCCTCAAGGAGTCCTCACTATGCCCCAGGTGCGCTACAAGGTGCCCATCAAGAAGAGCAAGCTGCACGCTTACACCAAGAGCAGGCTCGGACATTCATCCGAGCGGCACGCCAGCATCTATGAACTGACCTGTAGAGCTCTGGCGAAGGATGGATTCCCGAGGCCGCCTGGTGCGTCCTGTCGAGGCTGGGTAATTCGCAACCTGCATGTTGTGCATGCCATCCACGCCAGGATCTTGCGCGATCGCTCCGACGAGTGGGTGCGCAGCGTCACGACCAAACCTCAGAGCAAGGTCGACCCGAAGACCGACGCTTTCCTCGAGACCTTCGAGTGGCGGCAGTTGCGAATGCTGGCCATCAAGAAGTACGGTGCCAGGTGTATGTGCTGCGGCGCGACGCCGGCCGACGGTATCACCATCAACGTCGACCATATAAAACCCCGAAAGCACTACCCTCACCTCGCCCTGGACATAGACAACCTGCAGATCCTCTGCCACCCCTGCAACCACGGCAAGGGGAACTGGGACAGAACGGACTGGCGATCCATCAATACCGCGCCGGTATCACCCTCTTCCTGACCTGTCCAACATCCAATAGAATGGTCTGCATGATCGACATAGATCTGCAGATCAGGCATCACTTCTCATCTGGGTTGTATGCGAGACAGATGATGCTGCCGCGGGGTCACTTTGCGGTGACCCACGCGCATCACTATGACCACCTGTCGATACTGGCGAGTGGTGAGGTGACGGTCGAGGCAGACGGTGTCGAGAGGCGATACACAGCGCCGGCCGTGATCACGATACCAGCTGGAGTGCATCACCGGATCGAGGCGCTCGAGGACGCGGTCTGGTTCTGTGTTCACGCGACCAGCGAGACAGACCTGGATCGGATAGATGAAGTGCTGGTCAGGAGCGACTGATGCCATTCTTGATTGCTGGAGCGATTCTCTTAGGGTCTGCCTACCAGGCTAACCAGGCACGCCAGGCCAACCGTGCGGCGCGTGAGCAGCAAGCCCTGCAGCTGCAGCAGCAGGAGCGTGATGCGGCCGCCATGCGCGATGAGATCAACCGCCAGACCGCTGCCTACGGTCAGCAGGCTGCAGCCCTCCAGACGCAGGCTGAGACCGCTCGGCAGGCCTTCCAGGCCAGCCAGCTCCAGTATCAAGAGAACAAGCTCTCGATGGAGAACAAGGCCCGCGAGGTACAAGCCGCTGCAGACGAAGAGCGCCGTAAGGCCGCGGCTGCTGAAGCGTCGGCCCTCAAGGCCCGGACGCGAGGCGGCAGACGCTCGCTCCTCTCGCAAGAGCGCCTCACGCCGGAGCTTGGCGTGACCGGCCCGCAGCTGGGCACCGGGATGATGCTCTGATGGCCACTCAACTGCCACAGTTCGCGCAACGCGCTCTGCGTCGCAAGACCGCTGGCATTGATCGTCTATCTACCCAGTTTCGCAAAGACATCGAGGCGCTGACCGGCAAGCAGGAATCTTCACTCGCCGCCTACCAGGCCGGCGTCAAAGAGCAACTGAAGCCCTTCGAGGCTGCCAAGGCTACCTACGAGACGGTGAGCTTCCCGGCGTATGAGTCGCAGGTGGCGGCCTACAACGAACGGTTGAAGGCCTACGAGAGCGAACTCGCAGCCGTGAAGGCGAGCCCGACCGTGACCAAGACTGGCTACTACCAGGAGCGGGTTCCGCGCTTTGGTCTGTTCGGCCTGGCGGGCTACACCACCGAGACCCGCAGCTACGAGTACGAAGAGCCGAAGCCTCTTCCGACCTTTACTGAGAAAAAGCCAACAGCACCGGAGGCACCAACCGCACCGACGATCGCTGCGTTTGACACCAGCGCGTTCGAGACTGAGCGCAAGGGCTTGGAGTCTGGTCTGCAGCGTGAGCTCGGTGAGCGCCGCGCCGCCAGGCTGGCAGCGGTGTCCCGTCGCAGCCGCAACATGCTTGCAGGAGCGTAACCATGCCCGGTCACTACGGATCCAAAGACGACAAGATGAAAGCCAAGGTCGCGAAGGTGATGCGCGAGTACAAGGCCGGGAAGCTGAAGAGCTCGAGCGGTGACAAGGTCACCAGTCGAGACCAGGCCGTGGCCATTGCGATGTCTGAGGCGGGGTACAAGAAGAAATGAAAGTCGAGATCGAGATCGAGTCGAACGGCAAGCACGGCGAAGAGATGAAAGCCATGAAGCAGACGGCCTTCCAGAAGAGGGTCGCTCAGATGATGGCAAAGCGTGCCGGGCGGCGCACGCCCAACGAGCACGAGATGAAGATGGCCGCGGAGCTCGAGAGTGAGCTCGACGAATACGGATCGAAGAAATGAAAGAGGTCTGGGACAAAGCGCGACCGAAGGATCTGGGAAAGCCTAAAGAGCTCTCGCCGATGCAGAAGAAGGCCGCGCAGATGATGGCCAAGAAAGCAGGACGGCCCTACCCCAACCTGGTCGACAACATGCGGGCAGCACAAAAAGGAAAGTGACATGGCGCAACTACCCTTCCCCACCACGCCAGACTCATGCGCGATCGGCGCGATTGCGATCACGCCTGCAGACAGCGACCTGTCGGCTGCCGTGCGTGCTCTCTACGTTGGCGGCAGCGGCAACGTGAAGATCACTGACGCACTAGGCAATGCCACCACCTTCAACGCCGTGCAGGCTGGATCAATCCTGCCGGTGACCGCGGTGCGGGTCTGGTCGACCGGTACGACCGCCACCAGCATCGTCGGCCTGGTGTGACGTGTTTCTCGGCATCAATCTCAGGCTAGGCCGGTTCGGTGGACTCGGCAACGGGATCGAATTCCCGGCGGTGCTGCAGCTGGAAGACGGCGGCGGCATCCTGCTTGAGGACGGTGGCTACATCCTCCTCGAGAGCACCGACTACCTGTCCTACAACGTCGAGCTCGAGGATGGCGGCAATGTGCTGCTAGAGGATTCGTCCTATCTGCTATTTGAGAACGACGAGTCGCTGTTCACCAACCTTGAGTTCGAGGACGGGTACGACGCCCTACTTGAGGATCTTGACCTTCTACTTTTGGAGAGTTAATCATGACTGACAAAGCCGTATCCGCACTCACGTCACTGACGGGTGCCAACACCGCGACCGGCGACCTGCTCTACATCGTTGACATCAGCGAAGCCGCAGCGGCTGATCGCAGCAAGAAGATCACCATTCAGGAACTGTTCGACAGCGTTCCTGCTGGAACCGCATCTGCTCCAGCGATCGCCGCACAAGGCGATCAGAACACAGGCATCTACTTTCCTGCGGCCGACACGGTGGCAATCTCGACTGGTGGCACCGAAAGAAATCGCACCACCAGTGGTGGGTACTTTAAGGCGAGTGATACTGGGGCTTATTTAGGAGCTTCTGGTGCATACCATGAGCTTCGACAAACAGCCGATTTAGAATGTCTAATATTACAGGCGACAAACGCAAGTTATACAAATACTGCGTTAGGTATTTGGGCTTATAGAAACACTACTAATAGCTCATTTTATGCGCTTAGTTACTATAACCAGCCTGCTAATGAATTTAGGTTCCGTGTAGCAGACTCCGGCAACGTCACCAACACCAACAACTCCTACGGCGCCGTCTCGGATGAGAAGCTGAAGCAGGACATCGTTGATGCCGGATCTCAGTGGGACGACATCAAAGGTCTGCGCGTTCGCAAGTTCCACTACAAGGCCGACCCGACTGGCCCGCTGCAGATCGGCTTGATTGCGCAAGAAGCTCAGACCGTATCGCCTGGCCTGATCGAAGAGCATCCCGACTACGAGGAAGTCGAAGTTCAGTCGGTGGATGCCGATGGCAATGCCGTGGTCGATGCTGACGGCAATCCGGTGATGGAGCGCCAGCGCAATCCACTCGGCACCAGCACAAAGGTTGTCAAGTACAGCGTGCTCTACATGAAGGCGGTGAAGGCGCTGCAGGAAGCCATCACGCGAATTGAGGCGCTGGAAACAGAGGTCGCGGCGCTGAAAGCACGCTGAGAACATCAGCCATGAAGGCTCGCTACAAGGATCCAGAAGGCGGGCTGACAGAGGCCGGCAGGCGGCATTACGAGTCGACGGGCGAGAGCGGAAATCTCCAGCCCGGCGTGAAGGAATCGAGCCCAACCGGCCAGCGTGCTCGCCGCAAGGGTTCGTTCCTCACGCGGTTTTACACCAATCCGTCAGGCCCGCTGGTCAACGACAAGGGTGAGCCGACGCGGCTTGCGTTGGCGGCTCGAGCATGGGGCGAACCTGCTCCGCGCACCGCAGCTGCTGCGCAGCGTCTGGCCGCGAAGGGTCGCAACCTGCTTGAGAAGTACAAGGCCGAGGCTTGACATGGAATACGAGAAAGACACCGGCGGGATGCGGCTGACGCCAGAGCAGATCCTCAAGCGCCACGACGCGGCCCAGAAGAAGAAGGACGAGTTCCAGCAGATCTACCAGGACGCCTACGAATTCGCGCTCCCGCAGCGCCAGCTGTACGGCATCTGGGAGGGTGGCAGCACCGGCACGAAGAAGATGCAGCGCGTCTTCGACTCGACCGCTATCAACAGCACCCAGCGGTTTGCGAACCGGCTGCAGTCGGTGGTGTTCCCGCCACAGCGCAAGTGGTCGAGGCTCGAGCCTGGCCCGTCGATCCCCATCGAGCGCACACAGCAAGCGCAGGCGATCCTGGACGCATACGGCGACAAGATGTTCGCCGTGCTGAAGCAGTCCAACTTCGACATCGCGATCGGCGAGTTCCTGCTGGATCTCGCTGTCGGCACGGCCTGCATGATGGTGCAGCCGGGCGACGACGTGACGCCGATCAACTTCATCCCGGTGCCGCTGTTCCTGGTCTGCTACGAAGAGGGCGCGAACGGCCAGGTGGACAACGTCTACCGCAAGATGCGCATGAAGGGCGAGTCGATCCAGCGCCAGTGGCCCGACGCAAAGCTGCCGGCTGAAGTGCAGATGCGGATCGAGCAGAAGCCCACCGATGATGTCGACCTGGTCGAGGCCACGATCCACGACTACAAGCGCGGCGACTACTGCTACCACGTCATCGACAAGATCTCGAAGCAGGAGATCGTCTACCGGCGGCGCAAGACCAGCCCCTGGGTGATCTCGCGCTACATGAAGGTCGCGGGGGAGATCTACGGCCGCGGGCCGCTCATCACGGCGCTCCCCGACATCAAGACGCTGAACAAGACCAAGGAGCTCCTGCTCAAGAACGCGAGCCTGGCGGTCGCCGGCGTCTACACGGCGGCCGACGATGGCGTGCTGAACCCTGCGACGGTCAAGATCGTGCCGGGCGCGATCATCCCGGTGGCACGCAATGGCGGCCCCCAGGGTGCGAGCCTGCAGCCCCTTCCCCGCTCTGGCGACTTCAACGTGTCGCAGCTGGTGATCAACGACCTGACGGGCAGCATCAAGCGGATCCTGCTGGACGAGTCGCTGCCGCCGGACAACATGAGCGCCCGCTCGGCCACCGAGATCGTCGAGCGGATGAAGGAGCTCGCGCAGAATCTGGGCTCGGCGTTCGGCCGCCTGATCAACGAGACGATGATCCCGCTGGTGGCCAAGATCCTTGAGGTCATGGACGAGCGCGGAATGATCGACCTGCCGTTGCGTGTCAACGGTCTCGAGGTAAAAGTCACCCCCGTCGCGCCGCTCGCACAAGCGCAGAACATGGAGGAGGTTAATGCCATCCTCCAGTACGCGCAATTGATGCAGGCGTTCGGGCCTGACGGCCAGCTGGCGCTCAAGGGTGACGCGGTGGTCGACTACATCGGCGACAAGCTCGGCGTGCCGGCCACCGTGCGCAACACCCGTGAGGAGCGTGCAGTGCTCATGGAAGAGGCGCAGAACCGGCAGATGGAAGCGATGGCCATGCAGCAGGCGGCCATGCAGGCCCAGGCTGCAGCGCCGGCAGGGGCACCCGTTTGAGCGGCTGGGACGAGATCGAGGCGCTCGCGACGCCCGACATCCGCGAGGCAGACCAGAAGCGCGACGACCTGGATCGCCTGGTGCTGCGAGTATTCAACGGCGAGGATGGCCAGAAGCTCCTGATCTGGCTGCGCCACATGTACGTCGACGTGCCGATCGCCGTGCCCGGCACCGACCCCTCGCACGCTTACTACGCTGACGGTCAGCGGTCGGTGGTGCGAGACATCCAGGCGCGGATCAAAAGAGCGAGGAACCTTTGAGCGAAACCGCAAACGAGCCCGGCAGCACCGGCTTACTCGACAGCGTTACCGTTGAAGACGACAGCAAGCCGGCAAGCCCCCAAGCAGCGCAGATCGATCACCGCGCCGCTGACCCCAGCGCACCAGCACCCGAGGATCCCCTCGAGCGCCCGGACTACTGGCCCGAGAACTTCTGGAAGAAGGACGCGAACGAGCCTGATCTCGAGGGCATCGCGAAGTCCTGGCGCGATCTGCGAGCCAAGATCAGCAAGGGACAGCACAACGCTCCGGCTGATGGAAAGTACGACCTGACCGCGTTCGGCGATGGCAACACGGAGAACCCGATGGCCAATGCGCTGACGGGCTGGGCGAGGGAGCGCGGTCTCAGCCAGGCCGACTTCGACGACCTAGTCGGCACGCTGCAGACGCAGGCCAAGGAGCTCATGCAGGGCGAGATGGTCGACCCGGCTGTCGAGATGAAGAAGCTCGGGCCGAATGCCAACGCGGTGATCGGCGGCATGGTCGATTGGGCTCGCGGCCTGGTCAATAAAGGCGTCTGGGGGAAGGACGATTTTGAAGAGTTCAAGATCATGGGCGGCACCGCGGGTGGCATCCGTGCGCTGATGAAGCTCCGCGAGAGCTACGAGGGCCGGATCCCGATCGAGGTCGCGCCGATGGAAGGTGCGCCCAGCAAGGAAGAGCTCTACCAGATGGTGGGCGACCCGCGATACAAGACCGACGCTGCCTACCGCCAAAAGGTTGAGCGGCTGTTCCAGGCGGTCTTGCAATAGAGCCTGTCTCCTTCAGATAGTGGTGAATTGACCCGGCCTTCCCGCCGGGTCTTTTTTCGTCCACTTGTCAAACGGGCCGATCAGGAAATAGAATCGGCGTCAAGGCCCACCGGGTTTACCCGACCCTCACCGCAGCGGATGCTGACGAGTGGCTGGCGCAACCAGCAAGCATTCGGCCCTGTGCAACGCAGGCCCACCGGCGCGAGAACCCCAAGTTTTCAACCGAATGAGGTGATCAAATGGCTATTGGTCTTTCCAATGCCTTCGTCACTCTGTTCGACGCTGAGGTCAAGCAAGCCTACCAAGGCAAGGCAATGCTTGTCGGGGCCACCCGGGCGCGTCGCGGAGTCGAAGGTTCTATCGTCAAGTTTCCCAAGGTCGGCAAAGGCACCGCTACCCTGCGCGTTCCGCAGACCGACGTAACCCCCATCAACGCGAGCTTCTCGCAAGTCACGCTGACCCTGCAGGACTGGAATGCTGCCGAATACTCGGACATCTTCAGCCAGGCCAAGGTCAACTTCGACGAGCGCCAGGAGCTTGTGCAGGTTGTCGCCGCCGCTGTCGGCCGCCGTCAGGATCAGATGATCATCGACGCGCTGGTCAACTCGGGAACGACCGCCACCGTTGCGAACAGCATCGGCGGGTCGAACACCAACCTGAACCTGGCCAAGCTGCGCGACGCGAAGCGCCTGCTCGACAAGAACAACGTGCCGCCCGAGGGCCGTCACATTGTGATCCACGCTAACAGCCTGTCGAACCTGCTGTCTGAGACCTCGGTCACCAGCAGCGACTTCAACACGGTCAAGGCGCTGGTTCAGGGCGAGCTCAACACGTTCCTGGGCTTCACCTTCCACGTTCTGGGCGACCGTGCCGAGGGCGGGCTGCCGATCGATGGTTCGAGCGACCGCAAGGTCTTCGCGTTCCATCAGCAGGCAATCGGCTACGGCGAGGGCATCGCAATGCGCACCGAGATCAACTACATCCCGGAAAAGACCAGCTGGCTGGTCAACGAGGTGTTCTCGGCCAACGCGGTTGCGATCGACGCCGAGGGCATCGTTCAGATCACCTGCCGCGAATAAGGAGCAGATCATGGCATTTTCGAGCACTGGTCTTGCATTGGTCGCCGGTTCCAAGGCTGGCAACGCACCGCAGATCTGGTCTTACCAGTCGGCTGATGCGATCGCTGACGTGAACACCGAGGGCTATTTCAACTCGGTCGCTTCACTGATGAAGGTCGGCGATCTGATCTATGTATACGACACCGCAACACCGACCGCTAACCTGGTGGTGGTGCTGTCGAATACCGGCACGGTTGTCGACGTGTCGAACGGTCAGTCGATTGCAGTAACCGACAGCGACTAACAGCAGCAGCAACCAGAAGGGCCGGCTTTCGCCTCGAGCGGAGGCTGGCCTTTCTCACATTGAGGGGCCGCAATGGCTGCAGGTGATACGGGAGTCAGGATCTGCTCGGACGCGCTGCTCATGCTGGGCGCAAAGGCGATCACCTCATTCAACGACGGCACCGACTCGAGCTCGGTCTGCGACCGGCTCTACCCCAATGTTCGCGACTCCACCTTGACGATGTACCGGTGGAGCTTCTCGATGAAGAAGATCGCGTTGGCGCAGCTGGTGACCGCACCCGGCAGCTACTGGCGGTATGCCTACCAGTTGCCTGGCGATCGCCTGGGCAACCCGATGGCGGTTTACCCGAGCAGCAACGTCGGCACCCCGATCGACAAGGACTGGGAGATCCAGGGCGACCAGTTGCTGACCAACCTGACCGCTGTCTTCATCGACTATCAGTACAGCGTGCCCGAGTACGCGATGCCGCAATACTTCGTGCAGCTGCTGAAGTACCAAATGGCCTGGCACATTGCCGAGGCGATCACCGAGCAGCAGGACAAGTCTCTGCGCTGGCAGCGGGTGGCACTCGGTGACCCGGCTGAGAACATGCGCGGGGGCTACTTCCGGCAGGCCTGCCAGATGGATGCACAGGGCAACCCGAGCCGGGTGATCGAGGACTACACGCTGGTGGCGGTGAGGTACTGATGCCGCGCTTCGTCGACCTGCAGAGCAACTTCTCGACGGGCGAGCTCGATCCCCTGCTGCGGGCCCGAGTCGACCTGCAGGCCTACAACAACGCGCTGGCCAAGGCGACCAATGTCCTGATCCAGCCGCAGGGTGGCATGCGCCGCCGGCCTGGTACCAAGTACGTCGCAGAGCTCCCGAGCAACGCCTCGGACGGTGTGCGCCTGGTGTCGTTCCAGTTCTCTGTCGACGACAGTTACATGCTCTGCTTCGTGCATCAGCGCATGTACGTCATCAAGAACGGGGCACTGGTGACCAACATCAATGGCACCGGCAACAACTACCTGTCTGTCTCGAGCATCACCAGCGCGATTGTCGACGACATGTGTTGGACACAATCGGCTGACACGCTGATCGTGGTGCATCCCGACCTGCAGCCGGTGCAGATCCAGCGCACCAGCGACAGCGCCTGGACGGCCACCACGATCACGTTCGACAGCATCCCGAAGTACGCATTCAACATCGACTTCCACACGAACAATGCTTCGACACTGACGCCGAGCGCGGTGAGCGGGAATATCACACTGACCTCTTCGACCACGCACCATGACACCGGGACAGCGCAGGCCGGAACTACGGCAACGATCACACTGAAGGCTACTGCCAGCGCGACCGATGATCTGTACAACGGAATGTACGTCACAATCACTGGCGGCACTGGATCGGGTCAGGTCAGGCTCATCGATGACTATGTCGGCTCAACCAAAGTCGCGACGGTGGATGTCGCATTCTCGCCCGCGCCCGACAACACCAGCACCTACTCGCTCACGACATGGACGACGCAATCGGTCAATCAGTACGTCAACGTGAGCCCGCAGGGCCGTGCGCGGATTGTCCAGTACGTCAGCGCGAGCGTGGTCAACGCGGTGGTCGAATACCCGTTCTTCAACACGTCGGCGGTTGCTGCCGGCAGCTGGGAGCTCGAGCACAACTACGAGGATGTCTGGTCTGCCAATCGCGGGTGGCCGAGGACGGTGAGCTTCCACGAGGGACGGCTGTTCTTTGGCGGCAGCAAATCAAGGCCCAGCACGATCTGGGGATCGAAGATCGGGCTCTTCTACGAGTTCGTGCCGACCGAGAACTTGGACGACGATGCGGTCGAGGCGACGCTCGACACGAATGATCTGAACGTCATCACCGACATCATCAGCGGCCGGGACTTCCAGGTCTTCACAACTGGCGGCGAGTTCTTCGTCCCGCAGCAGGGATCAGATCCGATCACCCCGTTGACGTTCACGTTCAAGAACGTGAGCCGCAATGGCATCAAGCCTGGCACGCGGGTGCAGTCGGTCGAGAGCGGCACGGTGTTCATCCAGCGCCAGGGCAAATCGCTCAACGAGTTCGTCTTCACGGACACGCAGCAGACCTACATCACGCAGCGGATCTCGCTGCTGTCGGGGCATCTGCTCAAAGGGCCGCAGCGGATGGCGATCAGACGCGCCACCAGCACCGACGAGGCCGACCTTCTGCTGCTCACCAACACCACCGACGGCACGATGGCGGCGTTCAGCATCATGCGCAGCCAGCAGATCACCGCGCCGTCTGAGTTCGTGACCGATGGCGAGTTCATCGATGTTGGCGTGGACGTGACAGACATCTACACGGTGGCCGAGCGCGTGGCCTCCGGTGCGCTGCTGCTCGAGTCTGGGAGCGAGATCCTGACCGAGGGCGGTGATGGCATCGTGCAGGAGTTCGCGGGCACCAAGTACCTGATCGAACTGTTTGACGATGCGGTGTACACCGACTGCGCGGTGACCGGCGGCGCTGCTGCCAGCGCGTCCAGCCTGGTGATGACCCGCAAGACGGTGAACGTGATCTGCGACGGCGTGCCGCAGGGCAACGAGGTGGTGAGCGGATCCGGAACCGTGACGTTCGACCGGGCCTCGGTCTTCAGCTACGAGGTCGGCCTGCCGTTCACCGTGTACGCCAAGACGATGCCGGCTGAGATCCAGCTGCAGACCGGCAGCCGCGTGAGTTTCAAGAAGCGGATCGTCGAGATCAGTGCGGTGGTGAAGGACACGCAGGAGCTCGAGATCAACAACCAGCCGGTTGCGTTCCGGCTGATGGACAACCCGCTGCTCGACGAGCCGGTGCCGACCTTCACCGGCATCAAGCGCGTGAACGGTGTGCTGGGCTACGACCGCGAGCAGGCGATCGAGATCTCGCAGACGCTGCCGCTCAAGATGACGCTGCTGGGTCTTGACTACCGCATCGCGGTTTATTCGGGGACATAGGATGGCCGACGTTGGTGGCTACGATCCGGGTTCTGTAGGAGGCGCACCAGCTGCAGCCGCAGCCGCTCCGTTCCTGTCCACTGGGCAGATGTATGGCGTCGCTGGCCTGATCGGCGCGTATGGCGCAGCGCAAGCGCAGCAAGCGCAAGCGATCAACCAGCAGACGGCCTACCTAGTGCAGGCCCGCGACACGCTCGCGGTGACCGAGATTCGCGCAGACCTATCAGAGCAGTACGCAACCATCCAGGCCGGCCGCATGCTGCGACGTGCCGACATGGAGGCGATGAACTACAAGATCGCTGGCAACACGTTGCTGCGCAATCTCCGCAAGACGAATGCGGCGGCGCGTGCTCGGGCGGCTGCGTCTGGGGTGGCGCTCGGCGAGGGCAGCATCCAGGGCATCCAGACGGCGAACGTGCAGGCCGTGATGCGCGATGTGGACATTGCCGAGCTCAACGCGCTGACGGCGCAGGTGCTCGGATTTGAGGATGCCAGCGCCATGCTGCAGTCGACAGAACTGCAGGCGACTCTGTCGCGCTTCCAGGCCCAGCGACAGGCAGGTGGGCTTGAGTTCGCTGCAGCCACTGCTCGCCGGACTGGCGGTCTACTTGCTGGCGCGACGTTGACACAAGGCCTTATTGGCGCTGCGAGGACGCTCTGATGGCGACGATGCTCGAATCCGGTCAGATCATGTTGCGCGGTGCGCAGGGCGGCGTGCCGATGGCGCAGCCGCAGCTGCAGGTTGCCGAGCCGATCGCCGCACGCGCTGCAGCCCAGCAAGCAGGCACGCTGGCGCAGATGCTCGACCGCATGAGCGAGAGTGCGTTTCAGCAGGCCGGCAAGCTCGCACAGCAAGAGGCGCTGCAGTTCGCCGCCGACAACCCGATCACGCCGGAGCAGATTGAGCTCGCTAAGAACGGCGCGACGATCGTCCCTGGCCTGGCGGGCAACATCTACACCGACGCGCTGCGCAAGGCCCGCGGGCTGCAGCTGGCGAGCCATTTTGAGATCGAGGGACGCAACGAGCTCTCGAAGATGCTGACTGAGATCCAGAGCGGTAAGGCAACTGGCGAGCAGATCAGCCAGAAGATCGCCACGTTCACCGATGGATACAGCAAGGCGCTGGCCAGCCAGGATACAGAGGCTGCCATCAAGTTCCGGGCGACGATGGCCACGCACGGCAACACCGTGCTGAATGCGGCCTACGAAGCGCAGATGAAGCGCGAGCAGCAGCAGAAGCTCATCAAGCTGGACATGGACATCGACAACGTCGGCAAGCTGCTCTATGCCGCTGCGACGCAGGTGCCCGATCAGTTCGATGCGCTGGCTGACATTCATCGCCGGAACATCAGCACGACCGCGTTGACGCTGGGCAACCTCGGCGTGCAGAAGGAGTACAGTGACAAGTTCGAGAAGATGGTCAGGGCCGCAAAGGTCTCGGTCATCACCAACCAGCTGCAGAACGACGCCTACTTCACCAACACCACGCAGACGATCGCCGACATCCGCAGCGGATCGCTCGGCATGGGCAACAAGTACAACAACATGCTGATCGGCCTGGTTGCGACTGACCAGGCTGCAGTCGATGACATCGTCAAGACGTTCCGCGCAGAGGTGTCTGCCCGCATTTCCCAGCGCGAGGATGCAGAGAAACTGGATAAGCGCCAGCGCGACATCAAGGTCAACGACCTGATGATCGAATACTTCACGCCTGGCACGCCGCCCACTCGGCAGCGCCAGATCGCATTCGAGGCTGCCAAGCTCAACGTCATGTCGATCGAGCAGCTGGAGAAGTTCCTCGACCCGAAGCAGAAGCCTGGCGATCCGTATGCGTTTGCTGCGGCCAAGTATGCGATCCAGCGCGGAGACATCACCGACTTTGGGCAACTGTTGACGCTGTCCAACCGTCACGGCATGAATGGCGAACAGTTCAAGGATCTGGCTGCAGAGCTCAAGCAACCGATGGATCGCGAGCGGTCTGATGCAATCAGGCTTATCAGGCGGGCATCCGGCACCCCTGACGTTGTGAGCGTGTTTGCCACCAAAGACGATCAGCACAAGATCGACAAAGAGCAAAAGATCAATGGCTACTTTGACGCGCTGATCGAAGACTTTCGAGCAACCAATCCGGGCCAGCGCATCCCGTTCCGCACATTGGCCGACCAGGCCGTGCAGCAGTACGACAGAACAGAGAAGGCAGACGCTCGGAAGGCAGGAGCCGCCACCGCAATTGAGCGAACAGTGCTCGATTTAGTTGGGAAAAAGATGATGCCTGCCGGTATTTCAATTACAGCAGACACCAACTTGGATGATCTTGCGAAACGGTATCCAAAGCTGGGCCAAACAGAGGCAGGTGGTGGAGCGCCAATTGACTACCTGCGGCAACAGCAGCGCATTCTGCGTGAGGTGGCGCGATGAGCGAAGTCTATACGCCGTTTGAGCAGCGGATCATCGACGGCTATCTCAAGGCCACCTACCCTGACGAGCCGGCCGCGCCAGACCTGCAGGAGGCGGCGACGATGATGACGCTGCCAGAGGATGCCAAGAACATCCCGCTGTCGACGTTCGGCAAGATGGCGATGGATGTTCCTGCTGGCCTGGCCAAGGGCGCTGTGCAGGGCACGATCGGCCTGCCTGGCGACTTGATCTCGCTGGGGCGCGGTCTTGCTGCAGC